TGGCACAACGGCTACTGCGTGCCCTGCAGCGAATGAGCCCCTGGGACGTCGTCAAGCGTGTCCTGTGCTGGGTCTTTGGGCACGACGACTTCCCGGTCTGGTATCCAGCGCGCCGCGCGCGCGGACTCGACTACTGCCTGCGCTGTGGCCGCGTGAAATGGCACTGCGCAGAGCCTAGTAGCTAGCTACCGTAATATAGAAGCAGCTACTCCGACCACACCGGTAGTAGTGCAGGGCGGAGATCCCCTGCAAGCCGGTGAGCCTTAGCCCCCGCATGGTCTGAGCTCTGCTAGGGGCGGCCGTAGACCAATGGAACCGGTCCGCGTCCCGCCCCGCCTTCACCTATTTGGAGCGAACCAACCCGCATGGCTACGAGCGATCCTGGCCCGATGGACGACGACGCGCTCGACACCGCGCTGTCCGCCGACCTGAACGAGGCCGCGTCCTACGTCGACACCGAGCTGGGCCCGATCCGGGCCGCCGCGATCCACTTCTACAACGCGCGCGGCTTCGGCGACGAGGAAGAGGGTCGCAGCAGCGTCGTGATCCCGGTGGTGCGCGACACGATCCGCGCCACGCTCCCCTCGCTGATGAAGAAGTTCTTCGCCAGCCGCAACGTGGTGACCTTCTCCAGCGGCTCGAAGACCGGCGGCAACTTTGCCGCTGACGCCACGGCCGCCGTGCAGTACGTCTTCACGGTCCAGAACGACGGCTACATGATTTTGTGGGGCGCGTTCAAGGACGCGCTGCGTACGAAGAGCGGCTGGATCAAGTGGTGGTGGGACGAGACGGTCGAAGTCACCTCGAAGTGCTACACCGGCGTCACCGAGGAGCAAGTCCAGGCGATGCAGGCGGTGCTCAAGCCGACCGAAGAGCTCCGCATCGACTCAAAGGAGCACGTCTCCAACCAACAGGTGCCCGGCCAGCTGCCTCCCCAGGTGATGGCGCAGTACCAGCAGATCGCGCAGGCCGCCCAGGCGCAGGGCCAGCAGCCCCCGCCGCCCCCGCAGGCGCCCCCGCAGACCGTTCCGGTCTTCGAATACAAGATTCACATCGTCACGAAGACGAAGAAGAAGCAAGTCCGCGTCGCGAACGTGCCGTCGGACGAGATCATCTTCAACCGCGACAATTTCGACCTCGATACGGGGCGCCTGGTGTGCCACCGCTCGCGAAAGACGCGCGGCGAGCTCTCCGCGATGGGAATTTCGCGTGACTTGATCGACGAGGCAGCCTCCGACGACCTCGACACGCGCTCAAACCCGGAATTTCTCGCGCGCCAGACCATTCCGAGCGGGACTTTCCCGACCGACTCGACGAATGCGACCTGGGACCAGGAATTGGTGCCCTACTACGAGGCGTACTACCGCGTCGACAAGGACGGCGACGGGATTTCCGAGCTGCGCAAGATCTGCAAGCTCGGAATCAACGGCCCGGTGGTCTCGGACGACCTCTTCAACGAGGTCCCGCTCGCGCAGCTGTGCCCGGACCCCGAGCCGCACGTCCTGATCGGCAACTCGCAGGCCGATTTCCTGATGGACCTGCAGTCCATCAACTCTCACGTCTTCCGCGACATCCTCGACTCGCTGAAGCAGTCGATTTTCCCGCGCATGGCCTACGTCGAGGGCCAGGCCAACATGGACGACGTCCTGTCGACCGAGATTGGCGCCCCGATCCGCCAGCGCCAGCCGGGCATGGTCGCTCCGTTCGTGATCCCCTTCACGGGCGCGCAGGCCTTCCCGGTCCTGGAGGAGCTCGACAAGCAGCGCGAGTCGCGCACGGGTGTTGGCAACGCCGCGATGGCGCTCGACAGCTCCGCGCTGCAGTCAACGACCCCGGTCGCGGCAGCCGCGAGCGTCTCGGCCTCGCAGCAGCAGGTTGACCTCACCGCGCGCATGTTCGCCAACGGCGTCTGCCGGATGTTCCGTGGAATCCTGCGCCTCCTGGTGCAGTACCAGGACAACGAGATGCAGTTCGAGTTGAACGGCCGCACGTTCAACGTCAACCCGACCAAGTGGAACCCGGACCTGCACGCGGTGCCTGACACCGGGCTCGGCGTCGGTGGCAACACCGACACCAAGCTCGGCGTGCTCGGTAAGACCGCCGATGCGATGAAGGAAATGATCCAGGTGCTCGGGGCGCAGAACCCGCTCTGCTCGCTGGAGAATTACTACAACGTGCTGTGCGACCTGCTGGAGACGGCGGGCATCCGCGACTCCACGCGCTACTGGACGAGCCCGGCGGAGTCGGCGCAGAAGGGAATCAAGCTGCAACCGCCGAAGCCCTCGCCCGAGGAGATCCTCGCGCAGGCCCAGGTGCAGATCGAGGGCGCGAAGCTCGACAAGGATCGCCTCAAGATCATCCTGGACGACGAGCGCGCGCGTGATCAGATGCAGATCACCGCGATGCTGACGCTGACCGAGATCAACGCTAAGTATGGCGCGCACTTCGACGGGAAGCAGATCGAGGCGATCATGGCCCGCGAGCGCAACGCCACGCAGCTTGCCGTCACGCACATGACGAACCAGAACAACCTCGACCAGGCCGCGCAGGAGCCGGCTGGCGAGTGAGCTACTACGACGACCTGCTGGCGACGACGCCCGCGTCGACGACCGCCCCCGATGCGTTCGCGGGGCTGCTCGACGCCGGCACCTCGATGCTCACGGGCACGCTCGGCCAGGGCGCGGGGCTCGCCTCGCAGCTCATCGGGCGCCTCACCGGCGGCGATCCGAAGCAGGAGTACCAGAACGCGCAGTCGCTGCAGGACGCGCTCACCTACCGGCCACGGACGAAGTGGGGCAAGGACGCCCTGGACCTGCTCGGGCGCGGATTCGAGTCCGTAGCCAACAGCGCGCCCATCGCGGCCATTGCCGACCCCATCGAGCAGAAGATCGTCAAGGCGGGCGTGAACCCGTACGACCTGACTGGACTCACCGCAGGCGCCGGGCTCCTGGTGGGCCCCGAGGACTCATTCGAGGCGCGCGCATCTTACCCTGGCCGGCTCCCGACGTATGCGGCCGATCACGCCGCACCGAGGCTGAGCGCTCCATACCCGGAGTACGCGGCGGCCTATCCGCCGGTGCCGCCGTCGGTGATGAAGATCGACAAGACGAGCGGCAAGGAATACGAGGCCAAGGGCGAGTCGCCAGAGACCAAGTCGTTTATGAAGGCGCGCACGCTCGTGCAGCGCGACATCGAGGGCGGGAACTACCAGCCGTACTTCGACGTCGACAAGCGCTACGACGTCGATCCGTCGAACTACCCGGCGGGTGGCAATACGCTCACCGATACGTTGCCAAAGAAGCAGGCGACCATCGACAAGCACACCTCCGCCATTCAGACGGATGAGGCGCGAGCCAGGCTCAACGCGGCGTACGACGCCGGCATCGCCTCTGGCGGGCATGACCGTTGGTATCAGATGGGGCAGCTGGAGCATGAGTTCGTCGACGAACTCGGCCCGGAGGAGGGCCGCAAGCAGTTCAAGGCGCGGTTCGCTGATGCGATGGCCGCGACCACCGGCGGAGCCGATCCGACGTCCAACCTGCTGATGGCCGGCTACGGGAATCACCTCGCGGCGAGCGGTGCGGCGATCCCTGACGCCTCCTACAAGATGCCGGTGCCGATTGGCGGCCGTTTCGTCACTGGGAATATGGAGCAGTACGGCAACCTGCTCCAGCGCGGCGAGATTCCGGTTGCCAACGAGAAGCGCCACAACTTCTCGCGCAACTTTCTCGGTGACGCCGACCACTCGACCATCGACGAGCAGATGACCGGGATCATCTCACCGGGAAAGCAGGCGCCGCCGAACAACACGTACGGAATCTACGAGGACCTGCTCTCGCAGGAGGCTGCGAAGCGCGGCGTAGATCCGCGCGACTTCCAGGACGTCGCCTGGGGCGGCAAGAAGAGCATGGACACCGGCGGCAAGTACGCCGGGAAGCCGATGATCCAACACGTCAACGAGGCTATCGAGCGCACCTCGCGTCTCACGGGTCTCTCCCCGCGCGATGTCGTCCGAAGGGGGCTCGTGCGCGGCCAGATTCCCCTCTACGGACTTGCAGGCCTCAGCGCTGGCGCTGGGCTGCTCTACAACGGCGGCGGCCTCGACGATGACGCTGCTTATTGACCTCGGACCCAACACGGAGACCTCCGCAATGTCTACCCCGATCAATCCGAAGAAGGCCACGGTCGCGTACCCGACCCAGGCCATCGCACCGGACGGCACGACCGTCGCTTTCGATCCGACTGACATCGCCGGCCTGGAGTTCCAGATCGACGCGCAGCCGGCCGTCTCGATCCCGGCGAACTCGGGCGTGACGACCTTCGACATCACCACGCTCGCCGGCTGGAGCGCGCTCTCAAGCGGCTCACACGCGCTCACGGCGGCCGTCGTGACCAAGGAGGGTCTGGTTGGCGCGTTCAGCGCAGCCGCGACGTTTCTGCGTGGCAACGTGCCGCTGGCTCCCGCGCCTCTGCTGCTGGTTTAACGCTGTTTTTCACTGAGGGGCTGAAAAATGAGCGATCCGATCACGATGAGTGAGTACGACCGGATGATGAAGCCAATCCTGGAGCGCCTGCGGCTCAGGAAGCGCGTCCAGGTCGACGAAGTGGCGCTGCGCGAGGCCCAGGTGCGCGCAGATCACGCCCGGCGCCTTCTCGAAGACGAGGTTCTCACCGCCGCGTTCGACGCGGTCGAGACCGTCTACATGGAAGTCTGGAAAAACACCCGATTCGATGAAGTGGACAAGCGGGAGCACGCGCACCAGGTGGTGGGCGTGCTCCGGGACGTGAAGACGTACCTGAAGGCCGCAGTGGAGATGGGCGACGCCGCGCAGCGGGAGCTGTCAAAGAGCGCTTGAGTCGATTTCGCGGCAACTCCAACGCTGAGCACCAGCGAGAGACCGCATAGGAGATAATATGAGCACTGGTTCAGACACCACCGGTAGTACCGGTCCCCTGAGCGCTGCGGAAGCAGTATCCGCATTCGAATCACTCCTTTCCCCCGAAGAGGGCACGGAAGAGGGTGAAGCGAGCCCCACCGGGTCCGCCGACGACCGCCTGGCAGCCGAACTGGCACGCCTGAAGCTCGATACGGCAACCCAAGAGGAAACCGAGGAAGAGACGTCCGACGAGGGCGAGGAATCCGAGGAATCCGAGTCGGAAGAGGGCGAAGAGCAGGAAGAGCAGCGAGCGGAGCACGCGTTCACCGTCAGGATCGACGGCAAGGACGAGAAGGTTCCGGTGAGCGAGCTTCTGGCCGGCTATTCGCGCCAAGCCGACTATACGCGCAAGACGCAGGCCCTCGCCAACGACCGCAAGGCGGTTGAGCAGGAAACCTCGCGAGCGCGTGCTGAGCGAGCTGAGTACGCCGCGCTACTCCCCAAGCTACGACTTGCCGTCGAGCAGGGAGCTGGTGCCGAGCCGGACTGGGCCGCACTCCAAGCAGACAGGACCCCCGAAGGACAGCTCAAGTTCGCCACGGAAGCGGCGCGCTGGAACCAAGTCCGAGATCGCAAGAGCGCTCTCCTCGAAGAGGAACGGCGAGTCGCGAATCAGACGGCGCAAGAAAACGCCGGCCAGATGCGGCAGCTGATCACCAACGAGAAGCAGCAGCTCATCGCCAAGATGCCCGACTGGAAAGATCCGGTGAAGGCGAAGAAGGCGAGCGACGCAATCGAGGCGGTTCTGCGATCCGTTGGCTACGGTGACGAAGATCTCAAGATCTACGACCACCGCGCGATGATCATCGCCGACAAAGCGGCGAAGTTCGACGCGATCATGGCGGCCCAGCCCGCCCTGAAGAAGAAGCTGACGGCCGCGAAGGTAGTGACGCCTGGTGGCGGTGTTCGCACCCCCAAGACTGCGGTTGACTCCGCTCGCGCTCGCTTCAACAAGTCCGGCACCGTCAAGGACGCCGCTGGATTCTTCGAAACCCTTTTGAAATAGCGCCTAGCGGGCGCGGCCCCAAGGAGGGGGCTCACAATGGCAATTCTTGGCAATACCTACACCGCGTACGATGCACGCGGTATCCGCGAGTCCCTGGAGGACGTCATCTACCGGATTTCCCCGGAAGAGACTCCCTTCGTGTCGAACGTCGGCAAGGGTGGCTCCGTAGAGCAGCCCTACTTCGAGTGGCAGAACGATGCCCTCGCGAGCCCGAACGTGACCAACAGCAACATCGACGGCAACGACTACACGACCTTCCCGGCCGTGACGCCGACGACTCGCCTCGGCAACTACTGCAACATCTCGACCAAGCAGGTGATCGTGTCCGGGCGCGTGGACCGCGTCAAGAAGGCCGGTCGCAAGAGCGAGCTCGCGTACCAGCTGGCGCTTCGCAGCGCAGAGTTGAAGCGCGACATGGAAACGATGGCGGTGCAGAACAACTTCGCCGTCCCCGGCTCCACGACCGTCGCCTCTGTGACGGCCGGCTTCGAGTCGTTCCTGCGTACCAACGTCAGCCGTGGCGCCACGGGTGCCAGCTCGACGCTGAGCGGTGGAACCCAGGGCTACCCGAACGCGGCCCTCGTCGACGGGACCCAGCGTGCCTTCACCGAGGCGCTGCTGAAGACCGTCGCGCAGCTGGTGTGGAACAACGGCGGAGAGCTGACGATGCTGATGCTCGGCGGCCTGCAGAAGCAGGTCGCGTCGGGCTTCGCCGGCATCGCGCAGCAGCGTCGTGAGACGGGCGCGAAGGCGGCCGTCATCATCGGTGCGGCCGATGCGTATGTGAGCGATTTCGGAACGATCCAGATCGTGCCGAACCGCTTCAGCCGCAACCGCAGTGCGCTGTTCCTGGATCCCCAGTACATCGACATCGTGTTCCTGCGCCCCTTCCAGCAGATCGAGCTGGCGAAGACTGGCGACGCTGAGAAGCGCCTCCTGCTCGTCGACTGGGGCCTGAAGGTGAACCACGAGGCCGCCCACGGCATCGTCGCTGACCTGACCTAGTAGCAGGCTCCTCGGGGAGCACCGGCAGCAATGGCCGGGCTCCCTGGGGACCTCTCTTTTCTGGGGGCCGTTGATGATCACGAAGCGACTCTTCTCTCACGATCCTGAGTTCGGCGTTACCAAGTTCTGGCACGCGGACGACGAGTCCGACAAGTGTTGGATCGAGACCGTCCAGGACATCGAGCCGCTGTTGAAGGACGCCTATGAGTGCCGCAAGGAAACTCAGGGCACGCGATGGGGCGACGGCGCCCACGTTGCATACATTCCCGCCTTCGCGCTGGCAGAAGCCTACGCGTCAGGCAATCAGATCAACCCCGACTACTGGCGGCGTTGGCTGAACGACCCCAACAACGTCCGCTACCGCACGCGGCCGGGGAAGGTCTGAGTGGCGCTCGAAAACTACGCAGCGCTGCAGACCGAAGTCGCCGACTGGCTCAACCGCAAGGATCTGAATGCCAAGGTTCCGACTTTCATTCGTGTCATCGAGGCTGAGGCGGAACGCCGCCTCCGCACTTGGCAGATGGAGCGCCGCTCGTACGCGAAGACGCTTGTGTCGGCTGCAGACGGCAGCGCGAGCGAGTATCTCCCGCTCCCAGCCGACTACCTCCAGCTGATTCGCGCGCGCGTGATGGACGCGCCCAGCCAGCAGCTGCCTCTCTCGTACGCGTCGATGGACCAGATCGACGTCATCCAGCGGAACAAGCCGGCCGGCGGCATTCCAACCGCCTACAACATCTCGGGCCGCTCCCTGCGCCTCGGGCCATTCCCCAACGCGACGTACACGATTGAGATCACGTACTTCGCGAAGATCCCGAGGCTGAGCGCGACCGAGACGCGCAACTGGCTCCTCCAGGATCACCCTGACATCTACCTGTTCGGCGCCCTCGCGGCTGCCGAGTCGTACCTGAAGAACGACGAGCGCGTCGGTCTCTGGAAGACCCAGAAGGACGACTTCATCTCCCAGCTCGAAACCGCCAACGAGCGCGCCGCCAAGAGCGGGCAGCCCATGCGGGCCCGCTTCAAGCCGTACTAAGGATCGCAATGTCATCTTTCGTTTACGACTGCGTCATGCGCGACCTCGACAACGGCGCCTACGTGCCGGCGACCTCGACGTTCTACGCGATGCTGGTGGATGCGACCTACGTCCCCGACCGCGCCGCTCACGCGAAGCGCTCGGACGTCACGGG